CAGGCTCATCACAGGGTCAGCCAATCACAGTTGTTGCAACTGCCTCAACTGGTACAACTATCCACGCAACAGGAACTTCATCAACAATCATTGACGAAGTATGGCTTTACGCTAACAACACTTCGACCTCACCTGTATTGCTGACAGTGCAGTTCGGTGGAACAGGTTCAGTGCAAAACGCAAAGCCAATTACCCTTGCTCCACAGTCAGGCGATGTTCTAATCGTGGCAGGCTTGCCACTCACAGGTACAGGTGCGGCAGCAACAACGACATACGCTTTTGCCGCAACTGCATCAGTCATTACGATTTCAGGTTATGTAAATAGGATTTCCTAATGGCTAATCCAAGTCGTAGAGGGCAAGTGGGTGCGCCAGTATCAACTGAAATGCGTGGAGACGCATCCACGCCTTTTGTAAACACTTCATTAATCTTGCCTTATGGCTTGCGCTTACGACAAAAAGTTGGAATGGCAGATATTACAAATGCAGTCGGCAACGGAATCTATGTTAATTATACTGCGGCACACAGTTATTCCGTTAACGATGTAGTTTCAATCTATGGCGTAACCCCAAATGTTTACAATTTAAAAAATGTAACTGTTACATCTGTTTCAGCTACTACTTTTTCGGTTTTAAGCGGTGTAACTAATACTTATGTGTCAGGGGGTGTTGCTCAAAGAACTGGTTCTCAATCAGTCACAATACCCGCTGGTATTACTTTTGTTTATGCTATTGCAATTGGTGGAGGGGGTAGTGGTTTTACAAATACTGGCGGTGGCGGAGGTGGAGTAGCTTGGGGTTGGACTATTCCAAGCTCAACTTGTGTTATTGGTACTGGTGGTACTGCAGGAGCCAACAATGCTGGTTACACACGCTATGGAAACATTATTGCTGGCGGTGGCGGTGGTACTGCCGCTGGATACCTTGGTGGGGGTGGTGGTAACAGCTCTCCTGGTGCAACAAATTATTGGGGAATACCTGGAGGCACTTCTGCTGGTGGTACTTCAGGAGTCCCAGGCCCAGTAGGCGCTGGTGGCGCTTGTGGTGGAGCAAACACTACAAACGGTGGCACTGGTGGCGCTGGTGGTAATGGTATTTCAGGAGGCGGTGGGGGTGGAGCAAACAACCCAGGTTCAGCAACAAATACAGGTGGAGTAGGTGGCGGCGGGTTAGTTGGCGGTGGCGGAGGTAGAGGTTTAAGCTCAACTACATTAAATGTTGGTGCAGCTGGCGGAACTGGATTAAACATTTTGACGGGTGCAATTACAACTGGTGGTGCTGGTATATCAGCAGCCACAACTAGTGGCTCATCAGGAGGGGGTGGGGCAGGTGCAGTAGTCAACAATAATGACACTGGTAATAACGTAGTTGGCGGAGCTGGCGGTCTTGGTGGCGGTGGCGGTGGATCAGGCGCAACAGGAGGTATTGGCGGTGCTGGAATTCTTTACATTTTTTATTAGGAGTTATTATGAACCCAAATCGTAAAGGTCAAACGGGCAATCCAGTGTCATCTGGCATGCAAAGTTCTACCGTAACGCCATTTGCAAATACACACTTTAATATTCCTTACGGCTTGCGCTTACAACAGACAAAGAACGCTGGCGATACATCAGTCACAATACCTGCTGGTATTAACTGGGTTTATGTAATTCTTGCAGGAGGTGGTGGCGGTTGCAGCTTTGGAAATGGTGGTGGCGCAGGTGCGGGTGGCATTGCTTGGGGGTGGACATTAGCAAGCCCAACATGCATTGTTGGAGCAGGTGGAGCCTCTGATAGTCAAAGAGGTGGATACACACGCTATTGGCATATTCTTGCTGGTGGTGGTGGCGGAAGTGGTGTAAACAATGGTGCCCCAAATTCTGGTGTATTAGGTAGTGGTGGTTGTGGTTCTGCAAATAACTCAGGTAGCGGTAATGGTGCAAACGGTAGTAATAATTATTATGGTGTACCTGGTGGTTTGGGTACAACTGTTTTACCACGTATAGGTGGTAGTGGCGCTGGTGGCGCTGGTGGCGGTAACAATACAGCAGGTGACGGACCCAATGGTGGAGATGGAATCTCAGGTGGTGGCGGAGGCGTGGGGACAACCAAGGGTGGTAATGGGGGTTCTGGTTTAGCAGGTGGTGGCGGTGCTAATAGAAGCGCAAGCGGCAACTGGGGCTCTGGTGGAAATGGAATAAATGTTTTGACGGGTGCAATTACAGCTGGTGCTGCTGGTACATCAACAAGGGCAGGGGGTGGCGGTGGAATTGCTGGAGCTGCTACAACTGCGGCTGGTGGGCTTGGTGGTGGTGGGGCAGGTATTCCTGCATCAGGTAACGCTGCTGGCGGCGATGGAATTCTTTACATTTTCTATTAGGAGATAATTATGAGTATAGACTTTTATAAAAATTCATCGTTTGTTGATGTACCGTACAATTTAAAACTACAGCAGACTTTTTCTACACCTGGAACTTTTTCAGTAACCATCCCTTCTGGTATTAACCGTGTATGGGCGGTATGTATTGGTGGTGGGGGTGGTGGCGGTACTGCTTCAACCGCAACTGGCGCAGGTGGAGGCGGCGCAGGAGGATATTCTGTTGGCTGGACTTTTGCTACAAACAAAGTAACTGTTGGAACAGGTGGTGCTGGTGCAACATCTGGCTCAGGAACAAACGGAAGCTCATCTATTTATGGAATGGTATTTGCAGGTGGCGGTTCAGGTGGCGGTACTGGTGGCACCAATGCTGGTGCAGGTGGTGGTGCAACAACGTCAAATACTGCATCATCAACTTCAAACTCTTCTTATACTGGAGCACCTGGTGTTTCTCAAGGAGGGTTTGGGTACGCTGGTGGAGGGGGTGTTGGTTCAAGCCCTACTGGCTCTGTTGGTGCTGCTGGTGTTTCAGCAGGAGGCGGAGGCGCATCTACATTAGTTTCAGGCTCTACGGCAGCAAGCGGTGGTTCTGGCGGCCGTGGACTTATTGCAAGTGGCGGCGGCTCTGCTACAACAACTGGAACTGCGACCGGTGGCGCTGGTGGTGATGGGGATTTTTACGCGGGTGGGACGGGCTCGACTGGAACTGGAGTTCTTTTTGGTGCAGGAGGTGGCGGTGGCGGTTATACTGGCGCTGGCTCAAATGCTTCGGGTGCTAATGGTGGAACAGGAGGAAGCGGTGGTGGCGGTGGGGGTGCTTCGCCACAAGGCGGAACCGCTGGCTCAGGCGGCAACGGCGTTGTTTTTTTATGGTATTAAGGAGTAATTATGAGTAGTGATATTACTAATAGCCCACAGTATAGTGACACACCCTATGGGTTAAAATTACAACAAACTTTTACTGCATCATCTTCATCTGTGGTAATCCCAACTGGTATCAACCGAGTCTATGCAATCGTAATCGGTGGTGGTGGTGCGGGGGCATCTGCGACAACAGGCGGCGGTGGTGGGGGCGGCGCTGGTGGTTACTCTGCTGGTTGGACTTATATCACAAACACAGTAACTGTTGGTACTGGTGGTACTGGAACTTCAACTGCAGCAAATGGTGCTGCTGGCTTATCAAGTATTTATGGAATGGTAATAGCCAGTGGCGGCGCAGGTGGACTTACTGCACAAACTGGTGGTGCTGGTGGAGGCGCAGCAACAACAGGTGGTATTTCCTACACAGGCGCACCTGGCGCAACTGCAAACACAGTTGGTTATGCCGCAGGCGGTGGCTCTGCTGCTGCTGGTGCTGCTGGAGTTTCATCAGGTGGCGGAGCAGGAATTGCAACTGCCACAGGTACACAAACTGGTTTTGCTGGTGGTCGTGGACTAATAGCAGGTGGCGGTGGTGCAGCAGGTACATCAGGAACAGGCACAGGAGGTGCTGGTGGAACTGGCGATTTCTTTGCAGGAGGAACTGGCTCAACTGGTACAGGAACATCTTTTGGTGGTGGAGGAGGCGGTGCGGGCTACACATCTGCTGGATTTATTGCAGGGTTCCCGACTGGTGGTGTTTCATATACAGGTGGCTTTGAAGGCGGCAAAGGCGGCTCAGGTGGAGGCGGGGGAGGCGCTGGTTCTACACTTGGTCGTGGTGGCGATGGCGGCAACGGTGTTGTTTTTCTTTATTACTAGAGAGGAAATGAAATGGCAGTTAAATACGAATATAGCTCAACTTGTTGCGGTCACTACTACATAGAGACTCGCAACCCTGAGGACGCACCGGTAATTACTACGTGCAATGTATGCGGTCAAGGCGAGTACGCTTTAAGTAATGAAGTACCCGTAGACCCTATAGAGTAAACAATAATGCATTTACTAAAAACAGGTAATTAGTTTACCCAACACATGCCTACATCAGCTGTGGGGCGTAAGTTGGCGGTTTTCCAACCCTCAACTTCCCAAACATCTTTGTGGTCTAACACCCAAGTGCATAAATGAAAGTCTTTTATAGAGAACCACTCTGTGGGCTCTTCTAAATGATTTACAATGAACTGCGGGCCGACTTCTGTGTACCCAAGGGAAGCTAAATACTCTAATTGTTTGCAGTGCTCGTCAATCGTAGCGTTTGTCCATTCAAAAGCTAATTTACCATGGTGTTTATCCATGCCTTTAAAAACAGACCACTCGGCACCTTCCACATCAATCTTAATTAAGTCAGGAGCGCCGTAAACTTCTACCAAAGCGTTAATTGTAGTAGTTGTGGCCTGTACTGTACGGTAAGGTTTTCCAGCGTATGGCATACCAGGGTCTGTGAGCCATTCTTTACTAATTGTGGAAAGCCCATCCTCATCGGCCTCATAAAACTCAATAACTTTATTTTCTATATCCGATACTGCAAACTTTAGTGGGGTAACGTTTGGGTTGTAAATAAAAGATTTGACCAACTCAGCAAAAACCCTAGGCGCGGGCTCTAAAGCAATAACCTTGTACCCTTTTTGAAGGCCAGCTAATGTTGCATCTCCACGATTAGCTCCTACATCAAATAACAGCATTTACTCTCTCCAAATTATGTTTGACTGCATCCGCATACTCTTTAGGCAGTTCTTGTTCACTTAACTCTGTAAGTAAACGTAAACTCTCCTCGCGTCTGCCAATCCACCAAGAACTTACTGCTTGCTCAAAATCAAATACAAACCAACCAGCAAAACCTACATCAGCGGGCAACGGCTCATAATCATGTGTAACCAAAGCCCCCATTTCAGCCCATGTGTAGCACTCTTGCCAATTACCTTGGCGTTCATGGAACTGTGACATCATAAAGTAAGCTTCTTGACGGTCAGGTAAAACAGCAACAGCTTGAAGAATACAATTGCTTACTGTATTAACACGGTCATTTTGTTCTTCAAAACAACGCGCTAGCTTTAATAAAGAGTTATATACAAGAACGCTTTTATCATTGCTGTACTCTGCGCACCTTAAATAAAAAGATACTGCGGAAGCTGTTTGATGGTTCTTTTCATACTCTACTGCACAGGCAAAATTAAGCTCTGGGTTGAAGGGGTCTTTAGATAAATCACTTATTAAATCTTCAATGTTCATATGAAAGCGCCTCCATAATTAAATCTTCAACTACCGCTTTAGGTGTTCTTAAAATGAACGCGGCATTATCTTGAAACCCCCAACTAATAAGTAAGTCCCCGTCTAAAATAGCGGCCCCAACACAAAACTCTACTTGCGCATCTAAAAAAGAAAATGCATTAGACAGCCCTACAAAGTTGAACTGCTCATCCCACACACATAGTCGGTGTCGGTATATTGCATCTTTTTGACCCAAGTAGTTTTTAAATAAGTCAACCTCATGGGTAATAGAAATATATAATGAGCCCCATTTAATAACATGTGATGAGCCTCGCTGGTCAGCTGGAGGTTGTGGAGTATATTTTAATGCACTTTGTATTGAGGTTGGGGAATTAGGGTCAGCGTATACAAGCTCGGTCGGCATAGTCCATTTAACAAAATGATACGGTAAATCTAAAACAGGAACCCAGTTCTTTTCGCAATAGGATTCGTTTGGCTCTGGCGCTGGTATGCGTATACGTTTTGTTTCTTTTACAGTCCATTTATCTTTATCAATATCTACCCATGAATATTCCATGCGACCTTCACCATTAGTGGTGGTATCGCGCCTAACCCCCACTAAAAAGTATTTACTTTCCCATTGAACTAACCGCGCATCCTCTAAACCGTGAAACTCCCATATAGGTTGGTGAAGACTAAGCATTTCTACTTTAGCGTAATCCGTCATCTTAAGGTTTTTATCTAAACGGCATAAGTAGTTTTCTGTAGCAAGGCGTACATCTTTTTCTGGATGGAGGTAGGAAAGTGGGCCCCATCTAGACGGGAATCTTTGTTCATTTTCTGCGTGGTACAAGGTGTAGTTGACGTGGCGAAGGTTAACTAAAATATCACCATCATCATCTATAAATATAGATGGGTTCATAAGGCCAGTCCCATTAGTTAGGCCATTTGGTATCACAAGTGGGGCTAACTTGCCTCCGTTAGAGACCGCTCTTTGCACCATATTCATAAACGCAGTCTAGCAGAAACATTTGCCGTATCCTTAGACTCATGTCACGCGCATGCAGCCCAGGTGGTCGTTTTACCTCTGACTTTGAACG